AATGCAGTCCGAGAAAAGTATAACTTACTAATTGAGGAAGCAAAAAGATACGGGCAGTCAACACTTGAACTTGAGAAACTACAACAAGACGCAATAGCGCAAATTGAAAAGGACGCAAGAGAAAAGAAAGCCGCAGAAGAAAAAGCGGAACTTGATCGTAAAGTAAAGATATCCGAAGATTATTCCAACTCTATTAATAACCTTGCAGAAACCGCGTTCGTTTTAGCTGAAAGATTCGGTAAGCAAGACGAAGTTAGTAAGGAGAAAAGAGCAAAGCGTCAATTTGCAGTTCAGAAAGCGATGCAACTTTCACTCGCTATTATTGACGGATTTAAAGCGGCTCAAGCGTCTATTGCACAATTTCCACCAGTAACGCCTATTGGTATTGCTGCGCTTGTTGCTACTATTTCGGCATCGGTTGCTAACGTGGCTAAAATCGCAAGTACACAATACGGCTCAAAGAGTTCGGCAGGTGGTGGCGGTGGTGGTACTGACGTTTCAACTATGGCAGGAAACGCAAACGCTGGGGGCGGTGCTCCTTCATTCTCACTTTTCGGACAAGGTAACAACCAAAACACGACAAGCGGACCGCAAGACGTAGAAAATAAATCGAATCAACTCACGGTTAAAGCTATTGTAGTCGAAAGTGACGTAACAAGCACACAGAATAAGATTCAGAAAATGCAAGAAAACGCTACATTATGACAAGCTACATAACACTACTTAGTAAAATAGAGCAGTTTTGTAACGCTCACTTGCAAATCAAAAAATACGGAGGCGAGTTTCGGGAGCAAATGCCTAACTTTTCGACTAAGAATGAGAAGTACCCGGTGGTATTCGTTGAACCCGTCAGCGACTTGGAAGACCTAAACACGAATCAGTTTTCGATTAATGTTTATTGTGTTGACATAATCCAAAAAGACCGCGCAAATCTTAACACTATTGTTAGTGATTGTCAGTTGATTTTGAAAGATATGTACGTCTACTATACCAATGATATGGACGCACAACTCGATGTTGTTGGGACTTCGACAATGACACCGATAAATAACTTCGATTTAGATTATGTGGCGGGTTGGGTGATGAGTATCACGTTCGAGGTGAATACTTATGGACCTTGTGAGATACCAATGAACCCCATCACACCAAATCCACCCGTTGAATGTTTAGATGGTAACGTCGAAAACTCGGATGGAAGTTATACGGCAACCGTTCCAAGCGGTGGATTACTTATATTACCAGACACAACTTACAACGTCTATTTAGATGAGGTCCTTGTAGCAACTGAAACGGGAGTAACTTTAGCAAATTTTGATATTAACATAGTATGGCAGTAAATATAAACATACCTTCACAAGTAAGTCAAACGATCACTGACGGAGTAACGGATAAAGCACCAAGCGAAAACGCGGTTAATGATGCACTTGCACTAAAAGCGAACACCGCAGATTTAGGAGCAACGGCTTTCTCTAACGACTACAACGACCTTGATAACTTGCCTACTATTCCAAGCGTTACGGGTTTTGTGCCTTACACGGGTGCAACTTCGGACTTGGATATGGGTACGCATAATATTACAGCCGACCATATTAGCTTAAACGTGTCACCTTCTGGCGCAGGTTTTGGCGTTGGTGCTACACAATGGAATAACACAATAGGAAGTTCTGAAACACTTTTGAAAGGTGGTAGCGTTACTCTTAAAAACGGAGTTGATTTAGTTGCTCGTGTAGTTAACAAGGTATCACCTAACACGACATTAACAAAAGCGGCATACCAAGCGGTAAAGGTTAGCGGTGCGCAGGGTGGAAGGTTAGCGATTGGCTTGGCTCAGGGAAACACGGACTTGAATAGTGCAGACACCATCGGACTTGTTACCGAAACCATAGCAACAAACCAAGAAGGGTTTATCATTACGGTTGGACAACTTTCAGACATTAACACTACTGGAAGTTTACAAGGCGAAACGTGGGCAGATGGAGACGTTTTATACTTATCTCCAACGACTGCAGGAAGATTGACGAACATTAAACCTACGGGCGCAACGGGTCACATTGTTGTAATAGGTTACGTTGAGTATGCACACGCTACACAAGGAGCTATTTACGTGAAAATTATGAACGGGTGGGAGCTGGATGAACTTCACAATGTTTATATTAATCCGTCAACTTTAGCCGACAATGACCTTTTACAATACGATTCGGCTACTTCTCTTTGGAAAAACGAAAGTTTAAGCACGGCAGGAGTACAGCCAACTTTGCAAAGTGGGACTAATATAAAGACGATAAACAGCACAACGCTTTTAGGTAGTGGAAATATCACCGTAATACCTACGCACGACGGAGCAACATACGACACGAACGCCATTCAAACTTTGACGGCTGCAGAATATGCTGCAATAACACCAAACGCAAATACTCTTTATTTCATTGTATAATGAAGATAGGTTCAACTACAATAAATAACTGCAAGATTGGCAGCACTCAAGTCAACGAGATACGGATTGGTTCAACTTTAGTATGGCAGTTTTCGTCACTTGACCCTGACGCTCAAGCCTTCATAACAGCCGCAGGAATCACTGACCCAACGCAACAAACAGCAATCAATACGCTTGTAGTTTCTTTAAAGGCTTATGGTATTTGGAGCAAGATGAAAGCGTTGTATCCATTCGTTGGTGGAACAAGTACAACCCATAAATATAATCTTAAAGACCCGAGAGATTTAGATGCAGCCTTTCGCTTAACTTTTAATGGGGGGTGGACGCATAATTCAAATGGAGTAACTCCAAGCGGTACTAATGGATGGGCGAATACTTTTTTAATTCCGTCTGTGGTTTTAAATGTAAATAGTAAATCGTATAGTATTTATTCACGTACAGATAGCAACGGATTGTTTCACGATATTGGAACAAGGGGAGCATTAAATAATGATTGTGATTTATTCTATACAAGATATTTAGATACGTTTTACGGGACTATTTCATCGATAACTGATTATTCTACTTTTGCCAATACAAACTCTTTAGGATTTCATAACACTTCACGCACTGCATCTAATGCTATCGAGATATATAAAAACGGAATATCAAAAGTAACACAATCCAAAGTTTCGGGTACAAATTCAACGGTACCTGTATATATTTCGGCTTTAAATAATAACGGAAGTTTACAGCAATATTCAAATAGAAATTTAGCCTTCGCTTCCATTGGCGACGGACTAAGTGACACCGAAGCCGCAAACCTTTACACAGCCGTACAAACATTTCAAACAACTTTAGGACGACAAGTATGAAACTAAATGAATTAACACAAGAACAAAAATTAACCTATGTAGGGCTACTTACTGAGGTACAGAAAGACGAACTTGTCGGGCAACTATACACCGAAGATTCTTATTTTAATCCTATTCAAGACGATTCAGATAATTGGATTATTTCAGTTGAAGAAATAGAGTTTTGTACCATTGAGCAGTTTGCTTGGGTGAAAGACCTGCCACTAATTGAGTACGTACCGAAAGTTGTAGAGTTGTTATGAAGTATTTAATTTCTGCACTTGTCGCGATTTACTCTTTCTTCGCTCCTATCCAAGTTATTCTGTTAGTAATTGGCTTGGCTATTTTCATAGATACCTTTGTCGCTATTCGTTTAACTTCTGAAAAGTTTAGCAGCCGAAGATTACGAAAGGGTTTAATCGGTAAAATGATTACTTACCAAAGCGCTGTAATTCTTTTCTTTCTTATTGATTACGCAATGGTTAACGAGATGGTCAAGACGGTCTTTTCGGTTGACTATACGCTTACAAAACTAGTCGGTTTGTTTCTGGCCTCCATCGAGGTGGTAAGCATTGACGAAAAAATAAGAGTGAGATACGGAGACGATAAAGGTTTTATTGCAAGATTCAAGTCATTTATTCGTAAAGCCAAAGCAATTAAAGATTCATTCTGATGAGGTATTTATTTTTGATTTTATTACTGACTTCCTGCTCAGTTCAGAACTTAATCTCACGAGCAGAACGTAAAGGCTACCGATGCGACACAATCACGGACACAATTCGAGTTGTGAAAGTGGATAGTTTTCTCGTAGTTAAGCACGATACAACCTATTGGGAGAAAATAATAACGTCAAAAGATACTATTATTCAATACAAAACTTCCTACATACCAAAAACACGCTACGAAATTAGATACGATTACAAGCGTTTTAACGATTCTTTGAAAGTAATTCGATTAATGTATAAGGATAGCCTACGAAGTGCGCTTAAAACGGCTAAAAATGACCTTAAACGTGAACGTATAGCACAAAGAAAGTCACCGCTAAATCAATTTAAGAACTTATACATTATTTCGGGGTTCATTATGACCTTGATTTTTTTATTTCTTTTATTTAGAAAAGCCTTACATTAGTCAAAAATTTTGACTATGGATTTAGAAACTTACATTAAATTTATTAAACGCTGGGAAGGTGGTCTTAGCCTTGACCCGTCAGATTCTTGCAGCTCATTATTTTGCCCGACACCATTAAAAGGAAAGAAGTACCATACTAATATGGGTATTTGTTACAGCACTTGGGTTGGTATGTTCGGCAAAGACAACGACCAAAGATTCTTGAATATGAATTCCGAAGATTGGTTTAAGGTTTTCCGCAAAGGATATTGGGACAACGTAAGAGCCGACGAGTTTAAGTGTTTTTCGGTTGGTGTCATTGTCGCTGGTATGGCTTGGGGTTCAGGACAGCATCGCGCAATTATTACCCTACAACAAGCGTTAAATAATCTTGGTAAAAATGTAGCCATTGATGGTGACATCGGACCAAAAACTTTAAAGGCTGCGAATGAGTTAGATGACCGTATCTTATTCGATGAGTTGATCAGATTACGCGAAGCCTTCTTTATTGCCATCTCTAAACCCGGTAGCAAGAACGCAAAATTCCGCAAGGGTTGGTTGAATAGATTATCCGACTATAACAAAACCTTCAGACCTTGAGTTACAAAAAAGATATAGTTGCCGAGTTTTTAGAGCGGTTTCCATCTGCGCCTACTAACTTAATAGCTAAAATGTTAAACACAAACCACCCTTTAGATTTTCCTACATACGCAGCCGCGCGTTCTATGGTTAGATACTACCGAGGTGAACACCATAAAACTAATATTGAACCTATGAGAACAAACGAAGAAAGAAAAGCCGCGCAAGGTTGGAACAAGTTACCAGAATCGGACTATAAAGAACAAGAACCTTTTCAAATACCTACAGGCAACAACCGAGTTTTAATACTTTCAGATATTCACCTACCTTACCACGATGTAGATGCTTTAAGTTTAGCACTTGAATGGGGTTACCAAAAGAAACCGAACGCGATTATTTTGAATGGTGACACTATGGATATGTACCAAGCGTCACGATTTATTAAAGATAGACGACTTCGTGACCTTGCAGGTGAAATAGAAATGACACGCGCCTTCTTGAGACAATTAAAAGAAGAATTTGACTGCCCTATATACTTTAAGATAGGCAACCACGAAGATAGATGGGAAAACTACTTAAAGACGGTCGCGCCTGAGTTGTTAGGTATCGCAGATTTTGAACTTAAAAATGTTCTTCGGTTTGGTGAACTTGGTGTGACTGAAATTAAAAGTAAGCAAGTTATTAAGATAGGTAAATTAAGCCTTCTACACGGCCACGAAATGCACACTATATTTTCACCCGTAAATTCTGCCCGTGGTTTATATATGAGAGCCAAAGTTTCAAGTATGGCAGGACATAACCACCAAACAAGCGAACATTCTGAGAATGATCTAAACGGGAACGTCGTAACTTGTTGGTCTATTGGCTGTCTTTGTGGACTTCGCCCGGATTATATGCCAGTAAATAGATGGAATCACGGCTTTGCGTACGTTGAAACCGAGCCAAACGGAGATTTTGTAGTGCAGAATTTGAGAATCATTAACGGCAAAGTGAGATAAATACCTATATTTGCGCACACAAGTTTTGTTTTTTTCATATTTAGGTACAAGAAAGGCGGTCGAAAGGCTGCCTTTTTTACGTTTAATTGTCACACATTTCGCCTAAATTCGTGACAAAGTAAATTTTTTTTCGTTCTGAAACCCTTGTAAATACTGACTTTCTGAAAAAAGATAAAAAAAAATGTCAAAAAAATGTTGAGAACTATTGCGTATTAAAAATAATGCAGTACATTTGTAAGGTCAATAAGGCACAAACGAAAAACAAAACGAAATGACAACTCAACTAACACCATTAACAAAAGAATTAATTTTCTCATTAATTACGGACATTGAAAAACAAATTCAATTAAAATCTAATGTAATTTTTGAAGCATCAAAAGATGAAAATAACGATACATTTAGATTTACGGAAATATGGAAAATTGAAAGAGAACTATTAGAAATTCAATTAGATCATTTAAAGCAATTATTGTTTAATTAATTAATAAAAACAAAATGAAAAACTTAATTACTTACTTCACACCACGCAACGCAGAAGAGGTGAACTCATTAATTGGAATGTTCTGCGGAATTTTAATCTTAGGAATTGTATTTTATTTTTACTCACTTTAATAACTTAATTATGAAAAGCACATTAATTGACTTGATTTTTGACACGCTCACGCACTCAAATTATGTTAACCTTTCAGTCGAAGATAAAGACGACTTCTACAAACGTGTTAAAGCACTACACGAGCAAGAGATGCAAAGCCAGTATAACCTTGGTATCGGTATCGGCAAGAGCGAAGGAGTACAACAAGCTATTAACCTTTTAAATAAATAATTATGTACGAAAAGATTTTAGTAACGTGTGAAGATTGCCTCGGACGAGGGATTGTAGAATCAGAAACAGA